GCTTTGATTGTTACCGCGATGTTGAAAGTAGCACCTGTCGATAAACCAGTGACCGTTAAGTTGGTTGAAGTATCTGTAGTTACAGAACGAGATACAAGGTTTACTGATTTACCTTGTAAGGTAATTGAACGCTTTCTTTCTTCTTCGTTCATAAATACTGGAGTAGTTGCTCCAACATTTGTTTGTAAATCTGCTATCTCTTCTTTCTGTATAAATTCTAATTCATCCAAAATTTGTGCAGCTGCAAATTGTTGTCCACCTTTTAAGAAAGGAAGTTTGAATTTCTTCTTCTTCTTTTTCTTTTGTATCACTACTGGTGTTAAGTTTGCAATAGTTGCATCATGTAATGTGAACGAATATCCTGCTTCAGCATCACTACCATTTCTCGTATTAGGTGAAATAGCTTGTGTTACACCTGGACCATTGAATGTCAAGGTTGGTGCTGGAACTTCCAAGATTGGAAGTTTCGCAGTATTTTTTGGTAGAGAAATCAATTTAAATCTCATAATTTGATTCTCATCAACAAAACTCTCTAACAAAGGCATATTTTCAATTACAGCTCCATAATAATTCGAACCATTAGGATGGGATGTATCCCATAATCTGTAATCAATTTCATCATCTGCCAATGCGAATTTTGTGATTTTGAACTCGTCTTGTCCTCTTGCCAACAATTCTCGACCTTTTTTGGTAAGAACGGCATCGACGGTTACACTTGTGTTATTTAAAAATCCCATTGTTTTTACTCCTGATTGTATTTTGAACTGAGATGGAAAATGTTGTTCTTATATAAATATAACTTCATCTAATTTTAATCCACTTTTAATTTAGAATCACCTGGTTCTTGAGTTACAAGTTTTGTAGGTGAAGTTATTGTTATTTCGACTGGTTCTTTACCATCAATAGTATTATTTTTTGTTAATAATTCTTGTTTGTAAAATAATCTAAATAGACTTGATTCGTATGCCACACTCTGATGTTCAGATGGGTGGAACGATGAACTATTTGGATTATTAATTGCTGCATCTGCTTCAGTTGCAAAGAATAATCTTTTTTCTTCGTTGTGTTCTGATATTCTTGAAGAAGAAACAAATGGTTGAAATGTTTCTTCAAATGTTAATTCAATATCTCCAATTGTTATTGATGCAGTTGCATAGGTGTTACTATACTCACTTGCTGGATTGAGTTCGTTTATTTTATTTAGTGTAGGTAATCCTAATGTACCGAGTGAACCACTTTCTGTATTGTGTAGATTTACAGCACCATTATAAGTTCTATACTCACTTGATATGGTGAATGGATGTGGTGTTGCAGAACTACTTAATCTACTTGTTAATTGTAAACCATCATCAAAGTGTCCAGCATTCTCTATGTATAGATTTTCAAACTCTGGTACATGACCTATTACTTCTTTACTTCTTTCTAAAATATTTGGTTCTATTAATAAACCTAAATTTGTGTTTGCTCTTGCAGGAACTAATTTACTTAATTGGTCAAACAAACTTCTATCAAAGAAGTTTATAATTCTCATGTAATCCCAAAAGTTATTTGACCTTGAATATTTTTTCCAATAATTACTTTGTACTCTTTCTAATCCTCTGTATGTTGGTTTGAATTGGTCTCTTGGGTCACCAATCTCATTATCAAGATTTATATCAGCTAATGAGTACATGATATCTTCATTCACCACATCAACTGGTGAGAAGTAAACCCCAAGTTTGTTACTATCTATTGGTGCAAAACTTTGTGCAGAAACTTCTTGTCTTATATTAGATGAAAGGTTACCAAGTAATTTTGATGCCTCAGTTCTAATCTTTGTTGCATTTCTTCTTGCTGGTCCAATGTTTGGTGACCTTAATTGTTCTTTATCAACCAAACTTCTAAATGAGTTACCACTAAATTCTTTAGCACTTGCACTTGCAAAATAATTTGAAGTGAAAGATTTATCATCAATTGATTCTGGTGATGATTGTAAATTTGTATTATCAGCTAGTGGTAATCTAAATATTAAGTTATCATACATAGAAGATGTTGTGTTTCCATTATATGCTTTTGGTGCTCTTACATGGTTATCAAATACACTCTGTGATAATGGTTCACTCCATAATCTGAACTCCATTAAAGAACCACTAAATCTTGTTGTATGGAATTTATCAGAACCACTTGCACCACCAATATATAAATCTCTATCTGCTACAAATGCAGTGTTTATATTACTTGTGTTTGTGGTGATACTTGATGAGTTAGCAAAAACTACTTGTTCTCTACTTGCATCATATTGTTTTGTGGTTAACTCATATGTAATATTTTGTGTAGCGGTATCTGCAGTTAAATCATTACCTGTTGCTAATTTTCTCGTTACCATAACACTCCACATATCATCATTGTAGAATGGTAATAGTGATGAAGTTATAAATGTATTTGCACTACTACCACTAATACTAAATTGTAATCTACCAAGATTATCTACTGCACCATTATCAGTTAATTCTATTGCCCACTTATCTTCTGATTCAACAATAACTTGATTCTTTGATATAGGACTTCTAAATCTAAATTCTATTGTTTCTGGTTTGATTCCACTCGTACCATCATTTTTCCATTCCGTTATCAAATATTCATCTGATTTAAAATCTAACGCGTATGTAAACTTTCTTTTTATTTCATAACTAACTCTATCATTTAAATCTGGTCCACCATATTCCCTCACTCGTAGTATTGAACTTGGTATACCATAACAATTTATCAAACCTTTCATTGCACGAATCGTACCTTTGTTCTTCAAAAAGAAAGGTAAGTTAGAAAGTATTCTTTTCCATATCTCTTCTGTAATAGCTTCACTTGGTGTTTCATTTAATGCTGCACCAGTTGAAGATTTTCCTAACAAGTATGTTGGTAGAATAACTAAATCATTTCCACTATTAACTTCGAATCCCATACTCTTAGCAACTTCCCTAACAATATCTTTTGATATACCCTCTGAAACATTTGGTACTCTTTCATTAATATCTGTAAAGTGTCTTAAGTAACTCCAAGTTTCATCAAATTGTTCACCTACCATATCCATAAAATCTAAGAACACTTCATTTTGTGTATCTTGATTTACATGAGCAGGTAATTGATTTGTTAATCTATCCATGTTTGCTCTATCATACTCTCTTGAGTAACCCACCCAAGTATTCCACCATGATGTAAAATTAGAACTTGAAGTATGATAAAGTGTAGTTGCATTATGTTTTGGCCATGATGCATCATAGAACTCACCAATCGAACTTGATGCGTAACTTGATGAGACCGTATATAAATAATTTTCATATGGTCCAAGTGAATTTATCACTTGTCTTTTCTTAGTATTAAAATCTGAAACTGCTGATGCAGATGAACTTACCTCTGCGATGGATAAAGATGCAGAAGTATATTTTTCTACTAACTCTATCTTTTTTCTAAAATTTCTTAATCTTGTTTCTGCTGAACTAAATTGTACAAAGTTTCCAAAACCATAATCTGTTTGTGAACCATCTGCAGAAAGTTTATTTGTTCTCTTATTGTAATCAATATTTAATTGTACATCAAGTAAACTACTTGAGTGAACAGAGTTCATTATATCTTCGTTTGTAGAAGTATCACTACTTAGTAAGTCATCATATTTTCTGTAATGTGTACCTCTAAAGTTTATTGGGTTTGAAGTAGAATTTAAATTAGGAACTCTAAGAAATAAATACTCTTCATCTTCTTCAACAAATGGTATTAGTTTTATTTTATCTTCATATGCTTCCATCTTCTCTTCAACAAAATAAGTCAAATCACCCACTTCTAATTCTTCAGGTAATGGTTTATAAAATTTAAAGTAACGAGCAGTTTTATCAGAAACAGAATCAAATGGTATAATACCTGGGTCTGTTTGTAATACATCGTTTGGACTATCTAAAATACTAATTGCTAAATGATAACCATGTTCAGTAACCATATAGTTATTCAATCTTGAAATTTTGTTCTTTCTGTAGTTAACATAGAACTCATCGAATAAACTATTTCTAAAATCTTCACCATTATGTTGTGATTGATTAGCACCCTCTTCATATGAAACATCTACACGAACTCTATTGTTATCAAGTACCTCTACAATAGTTGCAACATAATCAACTGGTGTAGATTCCCAAACAACTTCAGGTGGTGGTAATGGTTCATCTTCTGGTAGTTCTTTTATAACACTTATGATTTCATCATCTATTTGTGCACGAACAATATCATCAACTACTTCTCTCGTTACTGGTATGACTGGTTCATCTATTATCCACTCGTTTGTTGGTGCGACTGTACTTGGTGTTGAAGTTGCTGCTCCACCACCAGTTCCTCTATCACCAACACCATCTTGTCCATCTCCAAAATCTTCTGCTAATCTTAACATATTGATACGATGGTTTCTCATGTGTAAGAAGTGTTCCATACTTCTCCATTTACCAAGTGTAGCACTAACTACATTATCAGCATATATAGTGTGGTGTTTATCTAATATTAAATTCCAAACATCTAATGGTGATGATTTAAATTCTGTACCAACTTCGTTTGCCATATACCACTTACCACGATGTTTAATCGGGTGATGGTCTGTTGTGATTAGTTTACCAATCCTAACTAACTTATCACCATATGGTCTATTATCTTTTACTACCTTTAATACTTTTGCAAAACCTTGTTCGGTTTTAACTTTCATACCTGGTTTCATCATCTTGATTGGTAAGGTACGATTGTTACTTAATTTTATTTTTGTATCACCTACAAAACAAACACTACCATAATCATCATCTCTATCTAACTCTTGCCAAGTATCATCTGGTGCAGGAACATCTGCTATCTGTTCTATAACTGGTTCAGGTTTTCCTTTAAGTGCACCATTATAAGCTTTTCTTCCAACCTTTTTTAATACTTCTTTATCAAGTATTTTATTATCTACTTGTTTTTTAACCACTATATCTTTAATAATTTCTCTTGAAACTTTATATTCAAAAGCACCAGGTATAACAATTTGTCCACCAACCATACTATCGGTAAATCCTCTTTCGTTTCTACCTACGATGAATTGTAAAACATTACCATCGGTTTTATCAAATTTTATTTTACCAGCATTTGCTACATTTTTTTTCGGTGTGTACACCATATCTTTATTGATAGATGCAAAATCTTTTTGGTAAGGAACATTGTTTAGTTTTTGTATATCAACTTTTATCTCTCTACGATTAGGTGATATTTGTTTAATTCTATATTGTAATTTTTTTGGTACAAGTTCTTTTGATTTACCCTCTGAGAGTTTTTCTTTATCTGATGAGAAGTAACGAGTACGACCATTTACCATTCGTACTTGTGCTTTACCAATGTGTATAAAACCATCATCGTTAGTTAGTACATCTTCCTTTTTACCTGCCAATCTTCTTAAGAATAAATACTTTACTTTAAATTCACCAATGGTTAATCCCATTGTACGAAGATGTGTACCTATATCTAAATCAACTAAGTTTGGTGTTGGAAACTTTACTTCCCCTGCAGGAAAGATATCATCATCTACATACTTATCTTCCATATCATAAACATATAAATGAATATAATCAGAACCATCTCTACCAAATCCACTATAGACTGTTTTTGGTGATTCTAATTCGTCTCTATCTTTATCCGTTAAACCATATTCTAACATTTACCGAACTCCACTCCGATTTCATTATAATCCACCATGTACAATCCTAATACTTTACCAACTGCCTGTGGATTAGTTTCCATAACTTCTTGTGCCATAACACCTTTATATCTTTGTGTACCCCATATGTATCTGAATCCATAAGTGTTGAATCCATTCTCTATACCAAGTGGTACGATATCTCGTTTCAATCTTTCATCACTAAATATTTTCTTTAGTGCCTTTTTAAGTTTACCACCCTTTTTCTTTTTCTTTTTCTTTGGTTTCTTTTTAACTTCTTTCTTTTCTTGGTCGGTGGATGTGGTATCGTTCAACTCAGCAATCTTTTTATTTAAAGTATTTATTGCATCAGTTAAACCATTATTTAATGTTTGAGTTCTTTCAATCTCACCATCTAATTCTTCTTGTAACGCATTAATATCTACACCAGTTTCTTCTTCTTCATTTTCTCTTGGGAAGATTTCTAAAAATTGTATATCATTCCCAAAGAACTTAACAACTCTGTCTGTTGTACCAGAGTTTTGTCTTACTTGTAATCTTACTAATTGATAATCTTCTTCAATAGATTGTCCTCGTTTTTCTGGCGATTCGTAAGATAGTAGAAAACCACTTTCATCTCTTATAGGATTAGTTGCATCAACAATAGAACCACTTATCTCCATCCTCTTTTTTTCATCTAATGCTTTTCTAAGTTGCTTTTCTTTATCGGCATCGATAATATTTTTATAGTATGGACTTTTCTTTTTAGCCGTTTTATCGAAAATGTAAGGCATTTTATCTCACCACTTTGAATGTAAAATCTTCATCATAAATCATTGAACTTTGAGCCACACCACTTCCACTAACCACTTTGATTGAGAAAGTATAGAATCGTTCTGGTTGAAATCCATCCATCCATAAGTTAAAATAATTACCTGTAGAATCACAACTAACAATTGAACCTGTACCGAATGGTATAATTACATCTTCAGTATCAGCATCTCGTACTGAATAGTATGTACCTTGTTGTAATAATTGTGAACCACTTGGTAGAGTTTTAATATTCAATGCTGCTGGTGTTGTATCAAATCCACGAGTAGGATATAATTCACGACCTGTAAATCTAAATTTTACTTTTGATTTTTCTTTGTACTCTGGTTTTAAATTATTGAAATAAATTTTTAATCTATCTAAATCATTAGAACTTAACTCAGATAAACTACCTGTATCCCAAGAACTATCATCCCACTCAACTTCTAATTTTGGTGGATAGATTGTATGTGTTTCTCTTGAGAAAAACTTTAAGTGTCCTAATGGTGTAGAATTACCCTCTGCAGAACCAGTAGATGTAGTAGGGTCAAAGACCGTAAACATACTCTCTGAAGTTACAAGGTTTTGTCGTTTTACGATGAATCCATTGTTTGGATAAATCGAACTTGAATAAAGATGGTTCTTAACCAAACCAGTAACATCCATTCTAATATCACGAGTCTCATAAACTAAATCTTGTGATGAACTAACTTGATACTCACCTAAACTTGATGTGAACCAAGTACCACCTTGTGTTAAACTACCACTTACCCATTCTGTTTTTGTAGTATCATTATCACGATACTTCCAACTTGCACCATCACTTAGTGCTGGGTCTCTATCTTTTGTACCAGTACCACCTGCCCAACTTCCACTAACTATATAAGCATACAATGATTGTTCTACCGCCAGTTCTTCTGAACTTGCATCATATAAGTTTAAATAATATTTTGCAGTACTTGGTATCACTCCACTTTGTACTGAAGATGATATGTAACCATAATTAAATTTTATTAAAATTCTTGATGCATTAATCGTAGCACCAGAAGAATTTACATGCTTCTCTACTTCTAATATCTGGTCTAAACCTGTATTAATTGATGAAGTAACATTACCCTCATATATTGTTGCATCTGTTATTGGATATTCAAAGTAATACATTATACATCTCCCACTACTCTACCCTCAATATCTGTATTAGGGAATTTAAGTTCAAATATACTTGGGTCAAGTGAAGAATATACAACTCCATCTTTTGTAGCTGATTGTACATCGTAAATATGTCCACTATACCCATCTTCTGTTTTGTATTTATTTTCTATAACAACAAGTTGCTTGTTAGGATTATCGTCTTCTGGTGGTACGACACTTGCCACACCATCTACTAATGAAATCTTGTAAGCAATATCACTTAAAATTATTGGTTGTCCAATTTGCCAATCATCAGTATTGAAATGTTTCTTAACAGCTTCAATACATTTTAGTAGTACTTCATTTTTATTAAACCCTCTTTGAGTTATAATACTGAATCGTACTCCCATGTTAACAATGTAACCATCTTTAATATTGATTGCATCTGTAACCAGTCTATATTGTGATAAATAAACTCTAAGATTTTGTTTTACCACATCGTTAAGTGCAACTAAATTTTTCTTACCATCGTAACCTAACACATACATATTTAATGCAAGTGGATTAGGTATCACACTTGTGTTTGGTTGTTTAACAATTCTACCTTGTTTCATAATGGTTTGAGTATTAACTTCTAATTGTTCATCTTGAACTAAAAATACTTTTGCAACTGCACCATATTTTTGTGGTAAGGAATAAACTCTAATAACATAATCTTCTTTTGTTACCGCACGATTCTGTGAAGCAAAATGTGCTGCAGCATTCTGTCTTACCTCTTCAGGTGATTCTCCACTACTACCACCAGTTGCTGGTTCGTTGTTTATTATTGATAAACTATCTTTCGTTTCTTTTACTTTTGTAGTATCTAAACCTGTATCATCGAGTGTTGTGGATAATGTATCAAGATTTACTACCTCACCACTAACAACATTATCTATTTGTGAACCACCATAAGTATAAGTTACAGTCAATGTAATATTACCTGGTGCTTGTCCAAATGCTTTTGTTTTTAAAAAATTACTTGGGTCAAATGATGAATCAAGTTTAGATAAACCTGTACCAAGTGAACTACCAACATTATCTGGATTAGGTATAATCTCTTCATCTGCATTTGTAGATGTTCCTGCACCAAATCTTAATTCTGTTTTACCATCACTTCTGATATATCGAGTAAAACGATTAGCAGTTTTTATCAACTTTAATAAGAAAGGTGCTGCTGATGCGTTTGCAGATACATCAGGTGAGTTTACATTATTGTTTTCTATATCTTGAAAGACTGTATCTTGTGCTAAGAAAGGAACTTCATACCAATTGTTACCATCATCATCAATTACTGATGTAACCTCGATAACATTATCTTTACTTAAAATTATTTTATCAAATTTTACAGCATCACTAAAAACAAAATCCTCAGAAGTTTTAAATCCACTTTCTAATGTTGCTTTTTTAGTTAGTGTAAAATGTGTTGGTACATCGTTTTCTGATTTAGAAACTTTATCAACTCTTGTATCGAAAGAAGATGAGAAAGCAAAGTTAACATCATCCATTAATCTAAAACTTCTACCACCCTTACTTGAAAATATACTATCTGCATTTACTTTTAATGCATAACTTAAATCTGGTTCATAATCATCACTATCTATAGTAAGAGCAGGAACCTCAAGAGTTATATCACAAATTGCAGATGATGGTGTACTTAGATTTGGTCTATATCCAAATGATTGTGCAATCTTAAAAATGTTTTTCTTTTCTTCAGCAGAATGTAATAGTGTTTCACGATATTGATTATCAACATAGTAACTCAACATATCACCAACATAAGATGCCATTTCAATAAACATCATACCTGGTGATGATTCGTTAAAATCATTGTATGCGGTTGGATAGTATGATTTCGCAAACTCAATAAGGTTCTGTCTTATTGAACTGAAATCTCTTCCAATATACTTTACTTTCTTCTTTTCTTTTTTAATATTGGTTCCGTATTCTACATCCAAAGCCATTTACTTTCTCCTAACCTGTGGTATTGAAATTAAAGGATATCTGTTCAGGTGCATCCTCATCATCCACATTCACTAAAAATTCTAAGTTTACTAACACTTGATTACTATCTGGTGTTAAGATAATATCTATAGTGTTGATTGATACATAAGGTAACCATTGTGCCAATGCCTCTTCAATTGCTGCTTCTATCCTATCTTCTAAACCCTCTTCTTGTGGTTCAAAAATTAGTGAAGTTAATTCACAACCAAATGTTGGTTGGTTAACTCTTTCACCTGGAATAGTGAGTAATAAGTTTTTTATGTTTGTGGAAACTTGTTCTCTTATTGTAGAACTTCTTGGAAAGAATCCAGCGTTACCACTTTTATATGTGAGTGGAAAAGTTAATCCAAAGAACGCATCGCTATCTTCATTGATAACTCGTACTGGTGGATTTGTTAATGTTGATACTTTTTCACTCATGGTTTATTACTTCTTTTTAAATTTATCGTGTTTCATTAAATCACTATAATCTCTTGTTAAAGCATTTAATACACTTTCAGGTACATCACCTACATTTAAATTCTTTTCTCTTAAGGTTTGTGCAGCTATCATGTTTCTTTGCTGTTCTTTATCACCACCTGCTGATAATGCATCTCCGTATCCTAATAGTTCTGATGCTCTACTCGAATCAAAACTTCCACCACCCATCGTTGGATATTCATCCATTTCTGAATCACCTTTACTCAATGCAACAGTCTCGTTTAAAACATCGTTTAATGCATCATTACCAGATACAAAATCTCTTTTTTGTCGAACAACTTTTTTGACTGGTTTTTGTTTTGGTGCTAGAGATTTGAGTGTAGAACTTTTTGCTTTCTTATACTCAGTAATAAATATCTCTTTAGCTTGTTTTTTGACCTCTATTCTTACTACTTCTCGAATTAATTTTACGAGTGCTTTTTTAGTCATAATGACCTCCTATACTATATTATATCCTACCGATACCAAAGGTGGGACTGCTGTGATTGTAAAAACAATCTGTTGATGATAAATATTAAACGCTGTTATAAACTGGTCAATTGTATCATCAATCGTTTCATTCATCTTACCTTGTGCATCAATGTATGATGATGTTATTCCTGGATTAGTTACCAATGCTCCTGCAGCAGTAGCACCACCCAACCAATAAAGTTTTAGACCTGTATCTAATGATGTTGATAATGGTACTGCTCCGTATGCACTAAAACATAATTTTAACATTGATTGTAACCCTGCTACATTTCCTGCTGCTAATGGTGCGGGTGGTGCAGTTCCTACTCCACTCACTCCAGTCTTTACACATTTATCATATGATTCAGCAATTACTTTCGCCATATCATCATTATTACTTAAACCTTGTTTGTACTCAGCTCTAAATATATCCCAACTCATTATTTCGTTTTATTTTGTGGACTCTTAATAGTACTTAATGTAGATTTTATTGATGCTAATAAACCTGCACCAGGTCCAACCACTACTGGTCCTGTCGGTGCTAACAAACCTGTTTCTATTAATGTTAGTATATCATTTAACTTTGATTCTAATGTATCACCTAACACTATTGGTTCTACTGCATCTATACCACCTATCTTTGTTATGGGTGTTTCGATAACAACTTCACCTACTGCACTTATACCTACATTCTTATTACTTGAGAACAAAATATCTCCACCATTTTTTGTGTTTAAGATTATTTTATCTGAGTTTAATAAAATTTGTTTACCCTCATATGGTGCTGTAATTAATTTACTTTCTGCACCAAGTGTTGGTTTTAATTCTTGATTAGTTACCATATAAATACTTGAAGCATCGGTATCAATCTTTTCTTCTATTGGAACTTTTGAATCACCCTCTATTGTATGTCCAACACTAATAATTACATTGGGTGAATTTTTATTTTCATTTTTTATATCACTACCGATTCTGATAGAGTTACCAAATCTACCCTCAATAGTTACATCACCCTCATTAGGTAATAGTTTTCTAGCATCATCTATCTTTTTAAAATAGTGTCCTGTCTCTATACCTGTATCATCAGAGTTAGGTAAATCATCTATATCTTTTGTTGATTTTAATGTATCCTTTTTCTTACCAACACTAATACCATGTTGTGTATTAAAATTAGGATTACCAAATAAATTTAATTGTGTTGTAAAAAATAATTGACCAAGATATCTTACACCAATAACAATCTCACCAACTACAGGTGTTATTTGAAAGTTTGGATTTAATGGTTTGTAATCAGAAAGTGAATCTATATTTTTTCCTAATTCTGAATTTACAAATCTACCCTTTACTCCACCAAGAAAACTATAATCTGGTCCACCATCTTTCTTTTGTGGAAAATATTTTTTAGTATCATCAAGATGTACTGCTACCACTTCCAATGGTTCTAACTCGTAAAATTCGTTTGGTGAATCTTCTACTTCTTTTAATAATCGTAGAATAGATTCTGTATTTTGTATACGAGATGATATTGGACCAGTTTTATTTCCTGATTTTTTTCCAATTATGTATGACATATTAGTTTACTTTTGCTGTAATATTATCGCTATGGTCTTGTAACTCATTGACTGTATTTTCAATGTTTTGCATTAATTGTTCTTTTTCTTTCTCAGATAAACCAAACTCACTATCACTATCACTACTTGCACTTGCTTGTGCTAATCGTTGTACGATGGTTGCTAGTTTAACTAATTGCTCATCATTCTTTACATTGATTTCTAAGTACTCTTTCAACATAGGAATGATTTGTACGGCCGTATCGCCATCCTTGATAAACTGAACTACTTCTTTCATTAGAACTTCTAATTGTTCTTTGTTTCGTTTAGAGTTATCATAGATGTCTTTGAACACATCTGACAGGGTTTTACCCTCAAATATTTCGAAATCGATTGCCATAATTTTGCCTGTTTTTTACCTAATAATAAATAGAAGATTTCTAAAAAAGTGTTGTATATATTTATATATCGGAAAATTTTCTAAAATATATACAATAGTTATTATATGTCGGTGAAAAATCTGACATAATTGATTAACTAACGGGAGAGTAACCATATGCAGGAAATCATAACACTCGTAAAAGGATACATAGACGACTTAGCTCAGATGATGTTATCCTTGGTCGCTATTGGTGCAATTTCTGAAGTAATATTTGGAAGTGGTATCTTCGGCGTTAATGTTATTGGTAACCTAACACAAATAATCAACACATTCGGCGAATCAGGTTTCGCTGGACTCGTCGCATTGTTGGTGTTGGTGGGTTTATTCCGTAAGTAGTACTATATCGGATACCTAAAATATGGGAGTCTTTTCCGAGGCTCCCATATTACTTTAAGATTTCCAAAGTTTTCTCAGCATTAAATCTTCCAGCTTTCGGCCAACCATTTATTGCACCATCACTTTCACCTGGTGTTTTAATCCAAAGATATGCATCACAATATTCTGAATCTGTATCCGTAGTAGGTTTATTTCCTATCTTCATTTCTTGTGGATTAAATGTTTCCCAAACTTCATTACCATTTCGTGATGTATCAATAACATAACTACAACCAAAGTGTTTAGCAATCTTATCACCATATCGTATACACTTATCTGTAGTTACGAAGTTACTTGTGTTGATACTAAACCCTTGAACCCTATTAGAATGAAACATACCCAAGTAAGTAATTGCATCAGTTCTCTTTAACCAATTAGGATGTCCTATATCAAGATAAACTACTGCATTAGTTTTGGATAGTTTTTGTATTGTGGATTTTATGAGACGAGTTCGTTTTTGTCTTTGATAATAACTCATACCCTTTCTCATATGTGGAAGTGCATCAGGTTCGATTATTACAATAGGTGAGTAATCACCAATACCCTCTACCACTTCATTAATAAAATCATGATATTGAGTTTGTGTTAATCCACCTTTTGAATGTCCACCTACATCCCTATCTGGTATAGAATATAAAATAATAACAGGTTGATAGGGATGTGCTCGTTTACACAATCTGTGTACTCTACTTGACAACCTCTTCAGTCGTTTGATAGGATTATCAACTAACCAAAAAGAATTAGGTTGTGAAGTTATCTGTTTTAACTGCGGATACTTTTCAGTATTATCTTTTCGGTAATCCCAGTCTTGGTGGTATAATTTTAACTGAACCACGAACCAGTGAACTTTGTCTCCACAGAACCTGATTGTAGGTAGTTCTTCTGTAGTTCCCAATGATGTTTCTTCATCACATTGACAACACGAGTAATGTGTTGTGTGTTGGAACCAGTCATCTCACGAATTAAAATGTATAATGCCTTCTTGTTAAAGTTCTCAATATTTTCTCTCATATCAATCAATTCAACAACTGCGTTAGCAACATCCAAGTCTTTCTTTCGTTTAAAGACTGTAGTAAGATTGTTTCTCCAATAATCAGCAAGAAGAACAATGTATTCTGATTTCATTGACTTGGTGTCAATCCCTCTCATCTCTCCGACAGGGTCTCTCTTATAATCAGTAACCTCTTCACCATCATGCTGCTTCATTCTCTTGTAGTTATTATTGTTATGTAGAATGAGATAATTCTTGGCAACAATCGAGAAATATGAGAAGGCCTTACCCTTACCCTCGGCGAACTTATGAATGTTCATATACAAGAAACTAACCACCTCATGTTTAACATCGTCCGATGGAACATCAAAGTAGTAAAATTTAAAAGTGTGAATAATATTCTCAGCCAATTTTTCAAAAGGTGTACGAATATGTTCGTTATAGATTCTCTCCCTCATATGAGGTCGTTCTTCTTTATTATGACGAATGATAGCATTCTCGGTATCTTGATTGAAATAATATCTTGGTGAACCTTTTTTTGCTTTTCTTGGCATTATATCTCCTGCTCTGTTATTGTTGTTAATTCATTTACGGCATCTTGGATACCCTCAAAGACTACTCCTATCTCATCATCCGATTCGAACTTACCCTCTGAATCTAACTCATCAAGTATTCTTTTAGTTTGTATTATTCTAGCGGAATAATTTTCAACCCAAGTTTCTAACCTCTCAACTTTTCTCATTTGATTGTAGGTAGTGAAACCTAATGTTACTGAAACTATTCCTAATATTATTTCTACTATCATTTCTTATCTCCAAACAACTCATCAAATAAATCCTTTGGTGAATCACCTGTGAGTTTAGTTTCTACTTCAGTTTTAACAGCAGCTTTAATATTGTTAACTGATTTGGCAACTTTCTTTTTACCAACCTGTCCTGCTTGTTCCCACTGGTCCCCCTCGATATATGTTGCCATCATATCTGCTTGGTGTAGTATACGAGCAATATGACCTCTTAGACCAGTCTCTGGTAAGAATGTCATTAAATACTTTTTGTTTGCTTCTTCATACATCCCATCTGTTAATTTCAAACCCATGTATTCGTTTTCTGTCATAGGGATTTGAAAGTGTTGTAAAATAAATATTGCTCTATCTGTGACGGTCATGTAAGTTAATTCAGGATTATGATTGTAAATCTTTCCTTGATTTTTTCTGTGCCATTCTGATTCATTGATTACATAATAATCATGTTCCATATCTCCAACCTTACCTAAATCATGGTGTAGGGCTGCAAAGATTAATTCTTCATTTGTGAAATTAATATCTGCTCCATTCTGTAACCATAAATCTCTTACTTGTTGAGACATCTCTACAATGTGAATGACATGTTCTACATAACCACCAACACAAGCATTGTGATAATGTTCTTTAGCACTTGCTGGTGCTAATACCATTCTATTTTCAAAATGGTCATACATTGTATTTAACTTCTCTAACCTTTCACCTGTAAATGTATCATTAATGATACTGCGTAGTTTTAAGTAGTTATCTTGTATCTGTTGTTCTGTTAGTTGCTTCATAATGTTTCTATATCTCCAATTTTATATACCCATAATATAAGGCCAAATGACCATACGAGTCAAGTGTTTTTTTTATTTTTTTTCATTTATTGATTTTAAATACGAACCACCTATATTCCAAAAGAGTGTCTTACCCTTTAGTGTTTCAATATTATGTTCTAACCAATACCATTGTTTCTTGTCCCAAAATTCGTTACAATCAAATGGTACTTCGTAATCTTCCATCATATCATCAAATGCATAAGGTGATTTCTCAAGTATAACATTTTTTAAATCACCTGCATGATTCTCATTTAAAATCTTTTTTGTTGATGAGAAAGCACTCATCGTTATAGAGTAAACTTTTCTTGATTCAGAATCTAGCTTCCACCAATCATCTCCATACTCTAAAAATTCTTTTATCAATCCACTTGCAGTAACTCCACTTCCTATACTCACTACAAGATTATCATATTCGTTTTCTTTTAAAACTTCTTTCATTCTCTCACCCATATAACTAATGTATGTGGGATGATTGAATGCATAAGGTAATTGTTGCCAACCATTCTCTTTTGCTTGTGTGTTTAATTTATTCTGCATGAATGCCATCATGTTTGGTCTCATAGGATGTAACTTACCACCATTACCCTCAACTCTTTCTAACAATATCTTAGGGAACCTATCTGTATTAGGATACGCAGAAATAAATTCTATACCATATTCTTTACATAATTGTGATAGTGTCCAACCTGTCCAACTTCCATAAACTGATAAGTGTGTTAACGGCTTTGATTTATCAATACTATCACTTTCTAATATTCTTCTGATACCCTCTATCTTTGACCATCGTGGAAATGTTACACCATCTCCAACTAAATCATCTCTCTTGACATCAACATTAATACCCTTAAGTGAATATGTTTCAATTGGTGTTTGTACTAAGTCCATTGTGTAAATCCATTTTCAGTGCCAGATAAAGTATCTCTCATACCTCTATGTTTGAAACCAAATATTCTTTCAAAGTTATCACCGATACAATGAAATAGTTTTTTTCTATTTCTAAAATTTAATTCTGTATCATTTAGAATTACATCTTCGATATACTCTTTGAAGTTTGTTCCTTTCTGAAATGCTCTTTTCTCTTGGTCACATACCTCATCTGGTAAGTGTCCACGAAATGCTTCAGCAAGTGGTTTCTTCCATTGGTTTCCACTATTATCTAATACTGGTTGTGTAAGGTTAGTAGTGTAATCTAAAAAATCTAAATCGAAGAATGGACATCTTAATTCTATTGTTCCATAATTCATAAAGATATTATTTCCACGAAGTAAATTACCATAGTATTGTTTCTCAAATAATTTCTTTCGTACATCACTCCAATCTGGTTTCTTACTGAACATTCTGAATGTACCATATGAACCATACGATTCATCAGAACCCTCACCACTAAACGCAACCTTAACACCATCCTCTGCCATTTTCTCGGCAACATAACTTTGTAGAATACCAACTTCCATTTGGACTGTTGATGGATATTCTATAACCTTTATTGTTTCTAAAAATTTTCTTTTTAATTCTTCTGGGTCTCTTGGTATCTCAACCTCAACCAATGGTACATTGATATGTTCTGCAACCATTCTTGCAAACATTAAATCTCTTGAATCCTCATCGAACTTGACTGTATAAGATACGATATCAGGTACTTTCTTACTTAACAAATAAGTAATTACACTTGAATCAATACCACCACTTAAACAAGTTGCAACCTTAACATCACTTAATAATCTTTTCTCTACTGCAGTATCTAACAACTCATAAGTTTTTTTGTTAACCTCATCTTGGTCAAACTCTTTATCCTCAAATGGTGTCCAAGTAAAATAGTAATCTTTATCAATATGTACTGAACCAGTAATTGTATTTATTCTAACTACTGAATTTTTTGGAACAAACTTACATTCTGCTTGTGGTAATATTTTTAATATTGATTTCATTTCAGATGCAATTAAAATATTTGTATCATTGTTATAAATGTATAATGGAATCTTACCAACCCAATCTCTCGATACAACTAACTCATTAGTTAAGGTATCATGCAATACAAAACTAAACATACCCTCTAATCTTTTTAATTCATTTTCTTTGTATAGATATAAAATTATTTCTGAATCACTATTACTAAAAAATGTATAACCTCGTTCTTCATATTCTTTTCTTAATTGTGGATAGTTCCATATCTCACCATTAACTACAAGTGCATAA